GAAGAATATCCCAGACAAGAAGTATAAGGTGGTAGAGCTTCCTAGACTAACCGATATCCTACAGGCTGAAAGAGCGATTGAAGCTCATCAGAAGACTATCAAGACTTTAAATGATGCAATAAGCTCAGATAAAGCATCCATTAAGAAGTTAGACCTAGCCATATCCAAGGGAGTATATTCAGAGGATAAGGAATGCCCTGTTTGTAAGAATTCCTATTTAAAGTGTCAGACTCATGACGAAGTGGTTAAACTGGAGTTTGAAAAGAAAACTTTTGAGTCTACGATTAAATTTAATGAGGATTCCATCCGCGAGCTAGACGCTAAAATTTCAGTCTTGAAGCCCGCTTATAGCTCCTACGAATGGGACAGGTGGAACGAAAAAAACAAGCAAGTCCAGGAAGCCCAGAAGCATTTGGACAAGCTGGAGGAGGTTATAGCTCAAATAAAGGCCAATGAGGCGTCTGTCCTAGATCTCACCCAGCGTCTGGAGGTAATGAAGTTCTGGGAGATGGCTTTCTCGGAGAAAGGTATAGTTAAGTATATTGTCAGAAATATCCTTGATTACTTTAATTTAAAGTCTAATGAGTACGCTTCCATCTTAACTAATAATCAGTTTACGATAGAATTTAATGACGAGCTTTCTGAGGTCATTAAAAATAACGGGATGGAGACCAAGTATATTTCTTTATCTGGAGGCGAGAAAAGGAAGATCAACTTGGCTATAATGCTTGCCCTCCAAGATTTAAGCTCGAAAATATCCAAAACTAATTGCAACTTAATCTTTTTTGACGAAGTTTGCGATAATATTGACGATTTAGGAATTGGAGCTATAAATAATTTGCTGAATACATTGAAAAATCAGTATTCAGATAAGGTTATTTTCTTAATAACTCACAACAATTTATTAAATTCGTTGCTGAGTGAGTCTCAAGAGGTCTTAGTAATTAAACACAAAGGTACAAGTAAAATTAGCCATGCAAAAGAAGTTAAATGATCTGGGTCAGAAGATTTTCGAGCAGAGATATTCGTATCCTGGCGAAAAGGACTATGCCGATAGATGCCATGCCATAGCCAAGCACGTTGCCTCGGCTGAAAGAGAGGATGAACGTCAGCGTTGGTTTGAGAGATTCTATGAAGTCCTCAATACCGGCGATTTCGTCCCAGGTGGCAGAATCATCTACGGTTCAGGCAGAAACAAGCAGAACCTACTTAACTGCTATGCCATCGAGCCAGAGGATTCAGTAGAATCCATTGGTAAGGTCCTACAGGATATGTACCGTATTTCCTGTGGTGGAGGCGGCATTGGATTTAACTTCTCCAAGATCCGTCCAAAGGGTGATGATATCGGTAACGTCCGTAACTCAGCCCCAGGATCAGTTTCAGTAATGAAGATGATCAATGAGGTCGGTAACCATGTTAAGGCTGGAAAGAACCGTAGAACGGCTCTCATGGCTGAACTAAACGTGGACCACCCAGACCTCCTAGAGTTCCTGCACGTTAAGCTGGATCTCCAGGCCCTCACTAACTTTAACATTTCAGTCGCTATTACCGACGAGTTCATCAAGGCTTGTGAGGAGAATGCTGACTGGACGTTTAAGTTCGGCAACAAGGAGTACAAGATCTATTCAACAGATCGAGTCTCACCAGGGGGCAAGACTCAGCTAATCAACATTGTAGCTCTATCAGAAGAAGATTCAATCAGCAGAGGAAAGAACCATCACCTCTGGCACCCAGATGATGAGTTTACCAACGTACAGGTCGTTCCTCTCAAGGCTATGGATCTATGGAACCGTTTATGGCAGAATGCTGTTGAATCAGGCGATCCAGGTATTTTCAACCTGTCTCTGACCAATAGACACACGAACATGAGCTACTTCCTCAAGATGAATCAAACCAATCCATGCGGGGAGATTCCACTTGAGAGCTATGCTAACTGCTGCCTTGGTCACGTTAACCTAGCTAATATGTTAACGCCCGATAACAAGGACGTAGACTGGAAGAGACTAGCCAAGACCGTCCGAGCCGGAATCAGATTCCTTGATGACGTTCTAACCGTCAACCACTATCCAATTCCTGAGTGCAAGACTGCGGGCGAGAGATCAAGAAGAGTTGGTCTCGGCACCCTCGGCCTACATCATATGCTAATCAAGCTAGGAATCAAGTATGGGCCAGACAAGTGCCTAGAGTTCCTAGAAAGACTCTATGCTACGATGAGAGATGAGGCTTACCTAACCTCAATGTATACTGCTAAGGAGAAGGGCTCATTCCCTGAGTTCGACTCCAAGAAGTATCTATCAGAGGAGTTTGCTAGAACTCTGCCAGCCAGAATCCGAATGCTAATCAAGCAGAACGGAATCAGAAATGCCGTAATGTTGACTGCTGCTCCAACGGGCACGATCTCCATGGTACACGGCACTTCAACTGGTATTGAGCCTATCTTCGCTCCAATGTACAAGCGTCGTTATCGTGAGGGTAACACCTGGAGAGAGACGGTTGTTCTCGATCCACTATTCAAGGAAGCTCTAGAGCAGGGCAACGATGCCTCACACATCGTAGGCTCATACGATATCACTCCTGAGCAACACATGGCTGTTCAGGCTGTATGTCAGAGATACATCGACAATGCTGTTTCCAAGACGATCAATCTTCCAAACAAGAGTGATTATAAGGAAGTAGCTAAGATGGCCCTCAACTATGCCCCATACCTAAAGGGCCTCACGGTCTATCGTGCAGGATCTAAGGGAATGGAACCACTAGAGGCTATCCCACTAACTCCTGAGAACATTCAGATGGCTAAGGATCTGATTGCTAAGGAAGCCGCTGAATCACAGATGGCTGTCGAAGCTTGTAAGATCGGCGGGGAGTGCGGAGCCTGATATGTCCTACCACCAATACTATTGCGACAAGTGCGAAAAGCAGTTTGAGCTAAATATAGGATTGGTGGAGGGCAAGTATATCCTCTTCCTCCCTTTCACCAAGGAGGAAGAGGAGAAACTATGGGCAGAGGGTAAAGACCCTAGATTCCTTGAGAAAGAAGTAAAGCTCAAGGATCTGCCTATGTCTCCACCATGTTCTTTCTGTGGGTCAAGCAAAACATCTAAACTCATCCCCGAGTTTGATGGTTGGATGAAAGGAAACTGCTTTACCAACAGAGAGCGTGAAAGAAAGTTCCATATGAAAGGCTTGAATAGAAAGCAAGCTGAGAACTTCTACAAGGAATCTATTGAAGCGTCGAAAGAAAGAATATCTACAATGGGAGAGGTCTACAAGAAAGTAGATCCAGATATTGATCACCTAAGGAATACTGGTCAGATCAAAAAGATAAACGATAAGCAGAGAGCAGAAAAGATAGAGAACCTTAAGAAAGCTAACATTGAATTACAGAAGCCTTTGAAAAAGAAGAAGTGACTCGGACTATAATACGCCCCCATGAGCTACCAACTGTCTGATAACGTACAAAAAGGTTGCCTATACCTTCTCAAGCACGATCTTGAGTTCTTCTCGCAGATAGTACCATTGATCAAGGAGGAATACTTTGATTTCCCTGCATATGGCAGGATCTATCAGGGTATTCTGGATTACTACGACAAGTACGGTAATCTACCATCGGATGCTGCTCTGGTCGATTTCATCAAGTTCACCACTCCTGATGGTGTGAAGGATGATAACGACTACGAGAATGATATCATGGCGATCAATCAGATCGACAAGGATATCTTCAACCACAAAGAGTTCATCATGGACATTGTGGAGGACTTCGCTAAGAAAGGGGCGATGACCGAAGCAATTAAGAAGTCCGTAGCCTTGCTCAAGGAAGAGAAGTTTGGTGAGATTGAGCAGTTAATCAAGGATGCCCTCCTGGTATCCAGACAGGTAGAGGTAGGTCAGGACTACTTTGAGGATGTGAAGGATCGTGTACATCGTATGTTCCAGCAGAAGGCTGAGAACAAGATGCGGACTGTCTTCCATACCCATGACAAGAATCTTGAGGGCGGACTATCAGCCAAGGAGCTAGCTATGGTCGTAGCTC